CTCTTTTACACACGCGGAATCGATTTTTGAACTTTGCCGGCGCGGCCCGGCGTTGTGTCTGACCACAAGAGAAAGGGGCGGACGGGTCGGGTTAAGATGCCGGCAGTGAACGGAGAGGGAGAGAATGGGACTGACGGCAACGGAAAAGCGGCTTCGTGAGGCAATGAAGTCGCTGCACACATGGAAGCCGGAGTTCGGCGTCGCGGTGAAGATCTGCGCGGATCTGATGGACCAGTACAAACGGTTGAACGAGCAGATCGCGCAGGGCACTTTCCAGATGTTCGACCTGACGGAAACCGGCGGAACCAGGAAGAGCGCTGCGGTCACCACTGCGGAGGGCCTGCGCCGGGATATCTTGGCATACCTAAAGGAACTGGGCCTGACGACCATGGCCGTGAAGCGGCTGGACGCCCAGGAAAATCTGCCGGAGAGTAACGTACTGGCGGACGCGCTCAGAAGACTGGGTGATGGAGCGTGATCAAAGGAAAGTACGCCGCGGAGGTCGAGGCCTATGTGGACGGCCTGATCAGCGGCGCGGTTATCGCGGAAGAGGATCGCGTCCTGGCGGCCCGTCGGTTCCGGCGGATGTGCGCTGATCCAAAGTATGAGGTCAGGACGCGGGACGCTGATTTCGTGATCGGCATTATCGAAGGGACAATGGTCCACCGGCAGGGCGAGAAGCTGGACGGCACACCGCTCCGGAATACGCCCTTCCTGCTGGAAGCATGGCAGAAGTTCTGTGTATACGGAATGCTCTGCTTTTTTTATGTCGGCACAAAAGAGCGCGTCACGAAGGAAGCGCTGATCTTCGTTCCAAGGAAGAACGGCAAGACGGCCTTCATTATGGGTCTGTCGTTCGGCCTGGCCGTCCTGGAGCGGATGAGCGGCGCAAAGGTCTATGTGGTCGGCGCTGCGCTGAAGCAGGCCAGGGAGACTTTCGACGGATGGCTCTACAACGTGGAGCATCATCTGTACGCCGACCGGAAAGCGGCGAACAAGGACGGGTGGCGCATCCTGGACAACGCGGCGGAGCATAAGATCATCAATGAAACGCTTGCCGGCGGCAGCGTATCGCTGAACGCCCTGGCATCGAACCCGGACGCACAGGACTCTTTTAACTGCAATATCGTCATTGCCGACGAGATCCACGCTTACAAGAGCCCGAAGCAGTACAACATTCTGAAGGAAGCGACGAAGGCCTACACAAACAAGCTGGTGATCGCGATCACGACCGCCGGAGACGACGGCACGTCCTTCTGCGCCCAGCGCCTGAAGTACGCCCAGAGCGTGCTGCGGGGCAAGTATGAAAACGAAAACCTGTTTGCTTTCCTGTGCCATGCGGAACAGGACGAAAAAGGCAACGTGGATATCCTGGACCCGGTGCAGCACCAGAAGGCCAATCCGTCCTACGGCGTGACGATCCGCCCGGCGGACATCATGAACGACGCCCAGCAGGCCGCGGACGATCCGCAGCAGCGAAAAGACTTCCTGGCGAAGTCGCTGAATATCTTCACGGCCCAGATGAAGGCATACTTCCAGGTGAATACGTTCCGGTGGGCAAACGCGAAGGCGGAGCAGCTGCTGGGCATCGATCCGGACTGGGATCTGGACGAAAAGATCCGGCACGTGCAGAAACTGCCGATCAGCTGGTACGGCGGCGCGGACCTGTCAAAGCTGCACGATCTGACGGCGGCGTGCCTGTACGGTACATACAAGGACGTGGACATCGTCCTGCCTCATGCCTGGTTCCCGATCGTGGCGGCGCACATCAAAGCCGACCAGGATAACATCCCGCTCTTCGGATGGAAGGACGACGGATGGCTGGATATGTGCAACGCTCCGACGAACAATCACAGCGACGTTGTGCGCTGGTTTATCGAGAAGCGGCAGCAGGGGTTCAAGATCCGGCAGATCGGCCACGACCGGAAGTTCTGCCGGGAATATTTCATCGGCATGAAGGCGGCGGGTTTCACGGTGGTGGATCAGCCGCAGTACCATTACAAAAAATCAGAGGGGTTCCGGCGCATTGAGCAAAAGGCGCTCAATGGGCTTTTTTATTACTTCGGCAGCGAGGCGTATGAGTATTGCGTCCAAAACGTGCTGGCGGAGGAAAAGACGGACGACATGATCCAGTACGGCAAGATCGAGGACAACCGGCGTATCGATATTTTTGACGCGTCAGTGTTCGCCGCGGTCCGGATGCTGGAATGTCTGGAAAAGAGTGGGAAGGCCAGCAGCTGGTTCGGATCTGAACCGACGGCCGGGAAATAAACGGAGGATGACGGTGATATGAGCAGATTTGATCAGCTCCGCAGCTGGTGGAACGACCGGCCCGGACGGAAGCAGGTACGGGAAGACCTGGACCTGAAAACGGCCCAGGGGATCGCGCTGTGGCTGGGCCAGGATGATATTAAGTGCGCCGGGTATACCAGGCTGAGCGATAACCCGGAGATCATGACGGCCTGCCTGCGGATCGCGGAACTGATCGGCAGCATGACGATCTACCTGATGAGCAATACAGACGACGGCGACGTCCGGATTGTGAATGAACTGAGCCGGAAAATCGACATCGAACCCTGCAAAAACATGACCCGCATGGAGTGGATGACGGCGATCGTCATGAACCTGCTGCTGAACGGCAACGGGAACAGCATCGTCGTGCCGCATACCAAGGGCGGTATCCTGCAGGACCTGGAGCCGATCGGCGCCGGCCGGGTGACCTTTCAGGCGAAGACCGGCAGTTATACGGACTATTCCGTGATGATCGACGGACGGCCGTACAAGCCGGAAGACCTGATGCACTTCACCTATAACCCGGATCCAACGTACCTCTGGAAGGGCCGCGGGATCACGGTGGTGCTGAAGGATGTGGCCAATAACCTGAAGCAGGCTCAGAAGACGGAAAACGCGTTCATGAGCAGCGAGTGGAAGCCCTCCATCATCGTGAAGGTGGACGGCCTGACGGATGAGTTCGCCAGTCCGGAGGGCCGGGAGCGGCTGCTGCAGAGTTATATCAAGCCGGCATATCCCGGAGCGCCCTGGATGATTCCGTCTGAAGCCTTTGACGTGACGGAGGTCCGGCCGCTGACGCTGAACGATCTGGCGATCAAGGACACGGTGGAACTGGACAAGCGGACGATCGCCATGGTGATCGGCGTGCCGGCGTTCCTGCTGGGCGTTGGTGAGTTCAATCGTGATGAGTGGAACAACTTCATCCAGACAAAGGTCCGGTCCATTGTGACCGGTATCCAGCAGGAGATGACGCGGGCACTGATCATTAGTCCGAAGTGGTACCTGTCGCTGAACCTGTGGAGCCTGATGGATTACGACCTTGCCAGCGTCAGCAGCATTCTGCTGGCCGGCGCGGACCGCGGATACGTGAACGGTGACGAATGGCGCGACCGGATGCACATGGCGCCGGCGGGCCTGAAGGAATACAAGGTGCTGGAAAACTACATCCCGTATGAGGATTCCGGCAAACAAAAGAAGCTGATCCAGGACGGAGGCGACTGAAATGGCATACAGATGCGGACAGGCGATTATCGGCCGGGCGGATGAACCGATCCGCTGCAAGGTCAGCGGAGGCATATGCGCCCATCAGCGGATGTGCATGATGGAGGGCCGGATCGTTCTGACTGATCAGGCGCTCAGCTGTCCCGCCAGGGACGGCAGGCTGCCGGAGGAACCGGCAAAGACTACGGCGGAAGCGCCGGCGGTGAAGGTCAGGAAGACGGCCGAGAAGGCCCCGGCGAAGAAGCCGGCAGCGACAAGGAGGAAAGCAAAATGATCACAAGGGACAGGGACCGGCAGGTCCGGGCGGCCGTCACCACGTTTGAGACGCGGGAAGAGCAGAACCGCCTGCACATAGAAGGATACTTCAGCGTATTCGACAGCAAGTATGAAATCGGGCCGGGCATGAGCGAGAGCGTAGACCGGCACGCTTTCGATAAAACACTCAGCGGCGACATCAGGGCGCTGACCAACCATGACACTTCTATGGTCCTTGGGCGCACCAAGGCCCACACGCTTGAGCTGCGTGTTGACGAGCACGGACTGTGGGGCGACATCACGATCAATCCGAACGATCAGGATGCCATGAACCTATACGAACGCGTCAAGCGCGGAGATGTGGACCAGTGCAGCTTCGGGTTCAACATCATCAGCGAGGAAACCGATTTCCGTGATGATGGGTCCGTCCACTGGACGATCACAGAAGTGGAACTGTTTGAGGTCAGCGTATGTACCTTTCCGGCCTATGAGCAGACGAACGTCTCCGCCAGGGAGGCCCAGAGGGACGCGCTGAGCAAGAACCGCCTGGAGGACTGGAAGCAGTCCGCAAAGGCGAGACTTCACAAGGAGGGCTGAAATATGGCTCTGAAAACCCTGATGCTGAAGCGTCAGATCGACCTGAAGAAGAAGGCCCTGGGCGAGCTCAACGATAAGCTGGCTGGTTTTGCCACGCGGGAAGCTGAGCTGGAGCAGGCCATCTCCGAAGTGGAGAATGACGAACAGCGCAACGCGGTGGAGGAATCGATCACCGCTTTTGAGACTGAGCGCTCTGAGGCCCAGACCTCCGCGGACCAGCTGACGGAAGAAATCCGTAACCTGGAAAGCGAGCTGGAGAGCGAAGAGGCCCAGCAGAACACCGAGCCGGCGGCTGCCGGCACACCCGCCGCTGCGGAACCCGCCGCGGACGAAAACAGAGGAGGATACACCATTATGAACCGTCGTTTCCGTGACTTTAATCTCCAGGAACGGGATGCGTTCCTGGCCAATGAGCAGGTCCGCAGCTTCCTGGGTGAAGTGCGTACTGCCATCGCCGAAAAGCGCGCCCTGACCGGCGTCGGCCTGACCATCCCCGAAGTAATGCTTGGACTGATCCGTGAAGAAATGGCCGCCAGCTCCAAGCTGCTCAAGTTCGTCGATCTCCGCTCCGTCAGCGGCAAGGGCCGCCAGAACGTCATGGGCAAGATCTCCGAGGGCGTCTGGACCGAAATGTGCGCCAACCTGAACGAGCTGAACCTGGCCTTCAATCAGGTCGAAGTGGACGGCTACAAGGTCGGCAGCTTCGTTGTGGTCTGCAATGCCGTGCTGGAAGACAGCGACATCGCCCTGGCCAATGAGATCATCACCGCGATCGGCAAGGCGATCACCAAGGCCCTGGACAAGGCCATCCTGTTCGGCACCGGCGCCAAGATGCCCGTCGGCATCGCGACACGCCTGGCTGCGACCACACAGCCCAGTTGGTGGGGCACCAACGAACCCGCGTTCGTTGACCTGCATACCAGCAACATCAAGACCATCAACAAGAGCACCGCTTCCGGCGCTGAGTTCTTCCAGGCTCTCCTGGCTGAGCTGGCTATTGCGAAGGGCGTGTACAGCACCGACGGCCTCTTCTGGGCGATGAACCGGAAAACCCACCTGGATATCCTGGCCAAGGCCCTGGCTGTGAATGCCAACGGCGCCTTTGTTGCCGGGACGACCCTGTTCCCGATCGTCGGCGGCGAGATCGTCGAATTCGAGGATGACGAGATGCAGGATTATGAGATCATCGGCGGCTTCGGCGGAAACTATCTGCTGGCTGAACGCGCCGGGATCGAATTCGATTCCAGCAAAGAGTTCCTGTTCACTCAGGATCAGACCGTGTTCAAGGGCACTGCCCGCTACGACGGCCGTCCGACAGCCGGCAAGGCCTTCGTGATCGTGAACTATGCGAACACTTCCCCGACCACCTCCGCGTCCTTTGCTGACGACGAAGCGAACTCCGTCCAGGAAGTGAAGCTGAACAAGACTGCCGCTGCCATCGCCGTGAACGGTGAACTGCAGCTGAAGGCGAAGACCGCGCCCGTTGCCGGCACCGTCACCTGGGCGACCTCCAACAGCGCTTACGCCACCGTCAGCTCCGCCGGCCTGGTAACCGGTGTTGACACCGGCTCCGCCGTGATCACCGCGACCTGCAACGGCGTCGTTGCGAGCTGCGCCGTGACTGTGGCCTGATGACCTGAGAGAACATAGAAAGGAGCAGCTGCTTTCATGCGTACAATGATCTGCGTGCCCTGCATGGACATGGTGCATACGCTCTTCATGGTTTCCCTGCTGAACCTGAGAAAGTCGGAAGGGACGGAAATTGCTGTCAGCAGCTGCTCCCTTGTCTATGACGCCCGGCACGTCCTGGCGCACAAGGCGCTTGTGGAAGGTTACGACCGGATCATGTGGCTGGACAGCGATCACGCGTTCAAGCCTGATCTGATGGAGCGGCTTTCCGCCGACATGGACCAGGGGCTTGAGTTTGTGACGGGTGTGTACTTCACCCGGAAAACCCCCATCAAGCCCTGCGTCCATGCGATCTGCCACGACACCGTGACGAAGGACGGCAAGGCGATTCCGACGTCAATCCCGGTCAGCGAGATCCCGGACGGACTGTTTGAAATTGAGGGCTGCGGTTTCGGAGCCTGCATGATGACAACGGACCTGATCCGGAAGGTCGGCGACCTGCCCTTCTTCCCCTTTCAGGGATACGGCGAAGATTTCAGCTTCTGCCGGAGGGCCAGGGAAGCCGGAGCGAAACTCTGGTGCGACGGACGGATCAGGGTCGATCATATCGGCCTGACACTGTACAACGAAGAGAAATGGGAACGTGAAAAGGGGTGATGAGCATGGGCGTGAACACGCGGGACGCGCTGGCACTGGTAAAGCTGCGGCTGAACCGTCTGCCCGGCGATACATCCCTGGACACGTACCTGACGTACCGGATCAACGCGGCGATCGAAGAGCTGGAAAAGACGGGCATCGTCCTGGACAGCGGGAATGAGGATCTGCTGCTGGTGGTCGATACGGCTGTCTGGCAGTACCAGAACCGGGACAGCGGGGCCGGAATGCCGGAATGGCTGCGGCTCAGACGCCGGGAACGGTATCTGCAGCAGCGGCAGGAGGCTGATGCAGATGATACTTGACAGCGGAATCTGCACGGTTTTCCGGGAGACGGACACGTCAGAGGCCGGCGCCATGCCGACGATCGGTTATACGCCGATCTGGTGCAGCTGGTACAAGGAACTCAGCTATGAGACAACGCCGGCATGGCCGACAGACGGACGGAAGGAGCAGAAAGCGGACGGGCGGATCAGAATCCTGCAGGACCGTGCCATTGCCCAGGATGACGTGGTCATCCTGGAGCAGCTGGCGGCCTACAAGGACAGATCCCAGGGCGCCAAGGTCTATAAGGTCATCCGCGCTTATCACGGCATGGATGATGACGGGCCGACGCAGATCTCCGACCTGACGCTGGAGGTGATGACGCCGTGACGCTCAGCGAGATCAAAACGCTGCTGGTAACGGCAGACGCAAACATCAAACATTACTTTTCAAAGAACAGCGGCGAAGCCTATTCCTACTGGGAAGAGACGCAGATGCTGCCGATCCTGTCTGACGGCCGTCATGAAGAGCACTGGCGCTTTTATGTGCACCGGTACACGAAGACGGAAAACGACGCGACGGCGGCGCTGATCTTCTCCACGCTGGACGCAGATCCGCGGACCACCGTGCGATGGATTCAGGGCGGGTACGATACAGGCAGCGGCTATCTCCATCATATCTTTGAATGTGAGGGATAACCATGGCGAGATTCGACACGACCGGACTGGATGAAATCGTGAACCAGATGCGGCGCATGGGCCAGGAAGAGGGCCCGGTGGCCGAGGAAATGGTGAACGCAGCTGTCGAGACAATCCGGGATGAATGGAAGAAATCAGCAGAAGCGCACGGGCACATCGACACCGGCGCGATGATCGATTCCATCGGCCTGGGTCCCGGACCGAACCACGCCGGGAACATCATTTACCGGGATGTATATCCGCAGGGAACTGACGGAAAGGGCGTGCGGAACGCGACAAAGGCCTTTATCCTGAACTACGGAAAACACAATATGCCTGCAAGCTACTGGGTGAACGAAGCGGATGAAAACTCCGCCGGGCCTGTCCAGGATGCCTGCCAGGCGATCTGGGACCGCTTCCTGCAATCGGGAGGCGGTTAACTTTTTAAGGAGGACACCCACATGGCAATGATTGGTATGCGGCATATTGTGGCCGCTCCGCTCTATTCCCACTCGGATGGAGCCGAACCCACCTACACCACCGGCGAGGGCTTCGACGTCGGCGGCGCGATCAGTGCCGACCTGACCAAGAACCGGAACACAGCCGGCGATCTGTACTATGACGACGCCCTGGGCGAAAGCGACCAGGGACTGATCAGCCTGGCGCTGGCGCTGGGCGTGGATGAACTGACGGAAGACGTGCTGAACAAGCTGGGCCTGATGAAGAAAGTCACCAGCACTTCCACGCCGGCTATCGTGACCTATTACGAAACCTCCGAAAATCCGATCCCCGTGGGCCTCGGATATATGCGCGTGAGGCAGAAGAAGAACGTCACGACCTATCAGGGCATCTGGATCTACAAGATGCAGTTCACTATGGACAGCGAGCAGGCCCAGACCAAGGGCGAGAGCATCCAGTGGCAGACGCCCACCGTGAACGGCAAAGGCTTCGGCCTGGACATCGACGGCTCCGGCGATCTGACTTTCCGGAAGATCCGGACCTTTGAGAGCGCGTCTGACTGCGCGACCTGGCTGGACGGCCTGGCCGGCATCAGCAGGATCTGACAAAACACCCTTCACCCGGCCGGGAGAGGCAGCCCGGTCGGGTGATTTTTTCACATCGGAGAGGAGAAAAACACATGGAGAGCGCGGTCAAAATGCGGTCCGTCACCATCGGCGGACGCGAGATCAAACTGGCGTATACGCTCGACGCGTATATCGAGATGTCCGAAACCATCGAAGGCTTCGACATGGGCGACATCAAAAAGGCAGTCACCAATCCGAAGCGGATGGTGGACATCCTTTTCATCATGGCAAACAACGCGGCGAAGCTGAACGGCACGCCGCTGGATTTCGACAGGGAGTGGCTACGGCTGCATATTCCCGTCAGCACGCGGAAGTTCGTTTCGCTTCAGCTGGCGATTATCCACACCGTTACAGACGGCATGGAGATGGAGACGGAGCTGAGCGCGGAGGAAGATCAGGAAGTGGACCTGGTGCTGCGTGAACTTCAAAAAAAAAGGACCGATTGACCTGGCGGAAGATCATCTCTTACGGGCTGATCGCCGGGTTGCGGGTTGAGGAAATGGGACCGTTGCCGCCGGGGATGATCCTGGATCTGTTTATTTACCGGCGGGATTATGACGACGCGGAGCACGGCATAACGCGGG